TTCAGACTAGAAGGACGGTGCTGTTAGGCCTGTTCCTGAGATGATAGAAGCGGCCAACGGATAACGCTCTGCGGTGAACGCTGCGTATCCATAAACTACGGTCTTGATGGTCAAGTTGCCTGGGGCAGTTGCATCGAAACGTAGTGCGAACGGTGTGCCTGGTTGCTCCCATAGGTGCATTTCACGGCTGTCAACCAAGTAGATTTCGTCTTGGTTTGTGCCTGTGCCATAGGTTGTGCCTACGCTTGCATCTGTGATGATTGGAAGTCCGAGCAACTGATAGCCTGAGTTGCCATATTGTGCAGCTCCAGCGCCAGTTGATACAGCGTTCATTGGTGAGCCCGCTGCTGGCACAACAAGTGGACGATTTGAGCTGTCAACGCCAGCTAGCAAGAATGCTAGGCGACGTGGGTGCATAATCCAGTGTGTTGGTGTTGTGAAGACGTTGCTTTGTACTTGCTGCAACGCATCAGCTAGCTTTGGGTAAAGGAGTGCAACAGTTGGTGCAGTTGATGTGAAAGTAACTGCGTTGCCACCTGAGTTGCGAATGCCTTTGATTGTTCCTGAAGAACCAGCACCGTTTAGGATTTGGCTGTCAAGAGTGGTGTGCCATGAACGAACAAGGTCTGCAACGACGAAGGTGTCGATACCAGTTCCACGCTCGATTGCCTGGCGGCTGAGGTCCTGTTGTCCAGCGATTGTGCGCACGTCAACAGTTAACAGTGTGTCATCAACGTCAGTCTCGCTGACAGCTGCATTTTCAGTTGCCTGAATCGCAGTTGATGAGCCCGTTGTCATACGGGATATTTCCAACTTCATGCCTGATGCAGGCAAGGTCATCTTGTTGGTTGCGAAATCTGCAGTCGGTCTGCCGCTTCGAGCTAAAGGTGCGGCTAGTTCGATGAGATATTGAGGGACCACTAAGCCTGCGAAAGCTGAAGTGCCGACATCGCGGCGCTCGATAGCTTCCTCTTTCATGTGGCGAGCAAGGCGCTCAGATGCTGCGAAATCGTTGCGTACTTGTGCATTGAATGCGTCGCGTACGAATGAGTTCTCAGAACCCTGTGCGTAGGTGCGTGCCTCTGACACGACCTTGATGCTTGTAGATGCTGGAGTTGCAACTGCTGCAACTGAAGCGCGGGCCTCTGAGGCCTTTGCATCAGCGTCGGCTTGTGCCTTCAGCTTTTCGATCTTTGTATCGAGTGAACGTGACTCTTCAACGAGAGCGTCAACCTTCTCGGTCTCCTCTGCAGTAAGGTCGGTGCGGTTCTCTTCAGCAACTGCTTCAAGAACTGCGTCCATTTCTGCCTTAACTGCATCACGGCGCTCGACTACTTTGTCAAGGTATGACATTGTATTCTGCTCCTTATGAGTTTGAAATCGAGGTGGTGGCGATTGTGCTCACGGCGCTTTTAGGGTGTGAGTCTCGCTCCGACTTCGGTATCTGCTAGCGATTTGCCAGCAGAATCTTATTTTGTGCTGTTGACTAGGGCTTTTGCAAGACGAAGTGAGATCGAGCGCGGTGTCGCGGCTTCGGTCTCCATGATGTCCTCGAGTTCGTCCTCGTCCTCATGGACTGCGGCCTCGTCTTCAACTGGCTCTTCTTGGGCACCCATCAGTGCGGCCATCATTTCGACAGCTTCCATGACGTACTCATGGCCTTCAGACATCTTCTCAAAGACGCTCTGCAAGACGACGAGTGATTCGCCTGAAATCTCGCGGCCTTCTTTGACGGCTTGAATCGCCCGAGCCAAATGCTCACGCGCCTCGACCGTTGTCGTTGGATAAGCTGGGTAGGTAACAACACTGACGTCTCCGTCAGCCAGTGACACTTCAGTCAGTGTGCGCTCGCTGCGGTCTTTGTTAAACTTCTGCCTTATCACGCGAAATGCGAAGCTCATCTGATCGACGTCGCCCCGCTCAATAAGTGTGTAGAGGTCTCGAGCCTCGCTTGTGTCAGGCAGTTCTGCGTCGAATCGCAAGCCGACCTCGTCCTCGGTTAAAGTAAGGGTGCCATTTTTGGTGCGTGCCAGCGGCAGACCTTCGTGGTTGATTAAAAGGCGCACGTCAGGAGTCTCGCTAAGCGTCTTGCGGAAAGCACCAGGCGCGATGTACTCGATGAACGGAAGCGGTACGCTGGCGTTATTAAAAACAGCAGCATAGCCCGACAGGCGCATTTTGCCGTCGTCCTCTGTTCGTGTCACCACGTTTCGTACTGTGTAGGTACGACGTTCGATCTTCTTCATCTTGCTCCTATCGTCCCCGACGGTTGTTCGTTGGCCAACTTCGCCCCCAGGCTCTATGCTTTCGGAGATCGAGGTGGCGACCATTTGGTCAATCGCGTCTTGTTTGTTGTCATGGCAGCCCATTGTGGTGTAACTGCCGTCTGCTTCTTGTTTTACAGTTGCCCAGCCCGAGCAGTCGCTCTGCTGGTCCGAAATATAATATGGCACTATTCGACCTCATAAACTGCAAGTGGGTCCTCGGGGTCGAGAGTTGAGACTTGCTGAAGTTGGCCTGTTGGAATGCCTGTGTGGTCCATGGGCGGCAAACCGACTGCTTCAAGCACTGACTTCGGTTCGAAGCCGACTTGAATCAGGTTGGTAGCGATTTCAGTGCGCAACTTCAGACCGACGTCTTTTGCATCAGATGCGTCGATGTTTTGCAGTGGAACACGGTACTGATCTCCAGCTTCGCCCAATGGGCTCAGGTCTTCAACAGCTCTAACGTCATTGAGCGACAAAAAGCCCTCGTTTAGTCCTTTGGTATAAGCCTCGTAGCGCTCGAGTGTAGTGCCGCGAAGCAGCGCGTCAAGGTTGAACTTGATAAAGCCGTCGGCCTCAGGCAGAAGCGGTGAGAGTGCTTGTTCTAAGCGCTCAAGGAGCGGGCGCAGCGAATGTTGCACGAAAGACAAGTTCTGAGCTTCAACTGATGCAAAGCTCATGGCTCCAGCCACTGGGTGGCCAAGGAGTGAGATCGGGACGCGGAATATCCGCGCAATCTCTTCAACGCCAAACCTACGCACTTCAAGAAGCTGAGCGTCGGCGGCGTTAAGCGTCAGCGGCTTAAACGAAGCGCCACCAGTTAGAACGCCGAGCTTGCCAGCGCGGTAAGGGCCCGAGTGTGAAAGGTTCCAGTTGCGAGCGATGTCCGAGATCTGTTCCTCGGTCAATTCGGTCGGGGCTTCAATGACGCCGCCTGGATTCGCAGCGTTGCCAAAATAACTAGCCGCGTAAACCTCGGCTGCCATCGCAGAGCCTAAAGTAATGCGAGCCGCGCCTATTGGGCCAAGACCTAAAAGCTGGCCTGGAAGCTTGAACATCGGAATATGAAGCATTTCGCGCTTGGTTAGGACCATGGTCTTGACTTCTTGTGTCACAGACTGCATGTCCTCATACACCACGCCGCCTGGCTGAATGCCGATAGTTACTTCGTAAATGACTTCCGCATTCGGGTCAGGGCGTCGAATGCGAACATTTAGCGGGTTTACAGCGTAGAGTTCAACGACGTCGCCAAGGTCGTCGCGCACTGTGATGATAAAGGCGTTGCCGTGTAAGTTCAGTGAAGAGATGACCTGCTCGTAGAAATCCAAGCGGGTGCAATCTGGGTTTGGCTTGTTTACCCAAGCTGGTTGCTCGCCATAGACTGCGGCGTACGGGATTCGGTTGCGGCCGCGGCGAACATAAGCGCCAAGCGGCAAAGACGAGATGGTGTCGCCCAAAAGGCGAACACAAGCGTAAACGGTGGACATGCGAATCGCAGACTCAGCATTAACATCAACACCAGCTGGAGTCGCGTAGGCTGGTCGCGATGGGATAAGCGGCTCCATGAACATGTTCTGAGCGCGTTGCTCGCCTGCTGCTCGCAGTCTTTTCGATAAGCTCATTTGCCAGCCTTTTCTGTGCTTAGTTGATACCAGCCGTCGTCCCAAAGGGTCAACAACCGCTCAAAGTAGTCTTGGTATTTTGGTGCGATAGCTTCGAGTGAGTATTTCTCGATTGCTTGTTTTCTGATCTCTTTGCGGTTCAAGGATTTGACGTCCTCTGCCGCTTTCATAAAGTCAGCAAGAGTGCGACACCTGAAGCCTGTGACACCGTGAACGTTGGTCTCAGTAAAAGCGCCCCAGTCGGTTGTGATGGTTGGAGTGCCGCAAGTCTGAGCTTCGACCACGATATTGCCGAAAGGCTCGATATAGGCCGTCGGTGCAAAGAGCGCGATTGCGCCGCCCATAAGCTCAGCCCGTTTTTCAGGGCCGATATTGCCGATGAACTCGCCATAGCCGCCGTTTGGTTGGCCAGGGCCCGCGATGATGAGCCTCTTGCCGAGGCGCTCGCAAACCTCTTGTGCGATGTTGTAGCCTTTTCGCTCGATCAGCCTACCGATAAAAAAGTAATAGTCGCCGTCGCCTTTGCCAGCTGGGAACATTTCAGGCTCGAGATATCCGTTGATAACCCCGTCAAAGAAGTTGCCATCTACTGTGGTCGGATTCTTGTGCCCTGCGTAGACGGAGTGCATCCATGCGTAGGACTCGAAAACGCGATACCGTGCGAATGTGCCACCGTAGCCAATGCCGAACTCCACTGACATGTGGTCAGGGAAAGCGTCTGCGATTGGTTTGTGTGCGTAGCCACCGATCAGACAAATGAAGTCTTTTGGTTGCAGCCTTGTTGTCATTTCGCGAATGACGTTTGCATTGAAGATTTGCCAGTGCGGGAGCGTTGTGTCAAATGAGGCTGTGGTGTAGTGACCGCCTGCAGTTGCAGCTTTTCGTTGCTTTTCATTGATGCAAGCGACCAGCTCTGTAACTGGTGCTTCGTTCTGATCTCCAGCGTAGAGAATGACTTCATGGCCGAGGCTTGTCATCATAATGCAAAAGCGCCTTACTTTTTCAGTGAATGCGCAGCTTGTAAAGTCTTTTGTGACTTGCGTGTGTGGTAGCGATACGACGTGAAATCTCATTGGTCCCCCGAGCTTGTTCATGTGTTAGTAAGTAAATCGGCAAATGGATACCGATAGGTAGTAGTCACAACTACTCATCGGAGTGACTGAAATCAGCCGCATCGGTATCACTAGACTCAGGCAACGCTAGGTTAGGCGGTTGTATCCACTCTACCCCCTGCCATGAAACTGACTCTTCATCCCACGCATAGATTTTGCCATCAGTTGGATATGGAACGGGTGCTTTCCAAATACACGCATCTTCGTCAAATACAAAAGAATCGTGTGCTTTGGGATTATAGAAAGCATCTCGCTCTTCATCATAAATCATACCCACTCCAGCGAACCGCTTACGAATACGACCACTAAAAGAAGTTTGAACCCAGCGACCACCCAAGTTCAAATCACTAGACAAAAACTCTGCTCCGCGTTGTTCTTCCGAGTCAGGTATCACAAGAACTCTTGTGACTATGTTATCGCTATCAATTTCCGCAAAATGCGCCATATCCACTCCTATCCTGCGTATCTAATAATAATAAATCCTGAACCGCCATTTGTAGCAATAGTTGATGCGTTTCCGTAGTTACCGCCACCGCCACCGCCAGTATTCGCAACGCCAGCCGTACCAGCCAAAGTTGCGCCAGCATAATCAGAACCCCAACCACCGCCACCTAAACCGTAATTGTTCGAACCTGCAGTACCGCGCCCACCTACGCCACCTTTACCGCCACCGCTAAAATAGCGAGAGCCTGAATAGACTTCACCAATACCTACGGCAGCAAGATAAGTGTCATAAGTATTTATCCCATTACCGCCACCGACCTGACTTCCTACCTGAGCATTTGCTCCAGCAAATCCAGCACCGCCACCTGCGCCAGGGGATAAATAAACTCCGCTTTGATGAAATCCACTTCCACCATTTTGACCTTGCCCTGATGTAGCAGTACCCCCTGCGCAAACTGCGCCACCACCTGAGACTGTAAATCCAGCACCGCCACCTGAACCGCCGTTTCCACCAACGTTCTGACCAGAATCATTATTACCTGCTCCAGCAGAGCCACCACCTACTGCGGCGGTTAGAGATAATGCACCGCCAGTTAGATTTGAGTTAGTGCCTTGATTACTTCGCGTTCCAGCAGACGGGTCAGGTCCAGAGCCAGTACCTGCGCCACCTGCTCCGATACTTGCGGTGTATGTAGTGCCACTAGAGAAGCTCACACTCGATGTATGAACATAACCCCCTGCGCCACCGCCGCCAGCCGAACCGCCACCGCCGCCAGCGACTACCAAAACATCAGCACCTGATATCGCTGCGGAAGGTATAAATGAACCAGTATTTTTGAATAGATGATAAATAAAATTACCTGCTTTTACTATCATTCCACCTGTCGCTTTTACGCTTGCGGTTGACCCCATAGTCAAAGTAGCAGAGTATGGAAATGCGTGATACACATAACCGCCTGAAACAGTAATCTCCCCGCCAATTCCTAAAATAGTAGAGCCTGTATAACGCACTAATACCAAACCTGAACCGCCGAAGCGCGCTTGCGCCCAGTTGCTTACTCCTAGAGCACCTGTCGAGTTTTGCCCTGCTGTTCCACCGCTACCTGTATTTATTCTGCCTGAACCGATTGTGACATTTCCTGCGTTAGCAGTTCCACCGCCACCTAATCCAGCAGCACCTGAACTATTTGCATTGAGTG